GTGCTGGCGCCCGAGCGGATCGTGGTCAGTCCCGGCATCTCGGTGCCGATCAGGAAGGCATCGACCCCGCCCGCCGCTGCGCAGAGATGGGCGTAGTGAAGCACCATTCGGCGCAGGCCCCAGTCGGCAGATGGCCCAGTCCACAAGACAGACTGACCTGAAACACTGAAGCTTGCGGGCGTCGCCGCGCCGAACAGCGCCGCGACCTGGCTTGCGGCCGTGGCGGTCTTGTCCACGGTCCCTGCGAACCCCGCTGCCGGCGAACAGGTGATCCGGCCCCGCCAGGGGAACGCGGGCTGACCCGTGTCGGCGGCGTTGTCCGAATATGGGTTCGGCAACACGTTCTCCGGTGGCACGTCCATCAGGATGAAGGGATAGAAAGTGACGCGCAGACCTCGTGCTTTCATCTCCTGGATCGCCTGCACAACCGAGAAGTCGGCGGGCGTGCCGCCATAGACGGGGCGATCCTGATCATCGCGGCTGACCAGAAAGGCGTTGGCCCGGTTGACGCCATTCACGGACCATGTGGACGGCGTGGTCGATTTCGCGGTGACCTCGACGCCGGGCCGCACCTTGCAGTTACCAGCGCGCAGATCGTCGCCGAACCAGGCTACCACCAGCGAAACGCTTTCGACCTTCGGAGCCATGGCCTGCAGCCGGTCCAGTGCCACCACCATGTCGGCGGTGTCGGTTAGTGCATTGAGATTCTCGGGCTCGGACGAGCCGCCTCCGCCCTTGCGGATGCCGGTCGTGGCGTAGGTGAACTCGCCGGATGCCGGGATCATGGTGACCGCTTGTGTCAGTCCCTCCGCCGTGTCTGGATCGGCAAGCGGGCGGAACACCTCGAAACTAAGCTGCGGGATGCGGTTGCCATAGTTGCCGAGCGGCAGGTCCTCGAAGACGACATAGGCCGTGCCGCGATAGGCTGGCGTATTGGCCGCGCCCATCTTCGCCGAAATGAACGGATCGGCCGTCTGGCTGTCATCGCCCGGATACCAGCGCCATGTGATCCCTGCGGCATCCAGCAGTTTCCCATCGGCCCAGATGCGGCCGATGCCCGTGATTGGCCCCTCGCAGAGCGCCACGGCGAAGCTGGCATAGTAGAAATACTCGGTGGTCTTGACCTTGCCGCCACCCCCGCCGCCCTTGCCCCCGCCCTGCGTGGTGGTCGTGGTCTCCTCGCGGAAATCCGTCGCCCAGATGATATTGCCACCAATCCGCATGCGGCCATAGAGGCGCGGGATCACCGCCCCTTCCGTGGCCGAGGTGATGCGCAGATTGTCCATCCGCGCGCCTTCGATCCGCTGAGTCGGCGCGAGCGACGAAATGATCCAGCTGTCGACGACCGAGCCAATGGTGGAGCCGATGAAGCCACCGATGGTGGCGGCGCTGACGCCAAGGATCGCGCCGCCAATGCTACCGCCAATGGCAGCGCCAGCGGCACCGAGAACAAGGGTGGCCATGGTCGGGTCTCAGCGTTGCGGAAAAAGGAAGGCGAAGGCGATGCGCCGCCGCCAGGCATGGGTGAGCGGTTCCTCGATCACGCCAAGCCGCTCGTAGGCATGGAGGAAGGTGTCAGGCTCGGTCAGGATCCCGACATGCTTGGCGATGGCGCGGCGTTTCATACGGAAGAGGACCAGCGCGCCGGGACCGGCAGCTCCAGGTTCAACTTCGATCATCATCCGGCGTGCGCCTTCGGCCAGAACCTCGCGTGGCCCGGTCTCGCCCCAGTCACGGCTGTAGGGCGGGATCGGGAACGGCTCAGGGCCGACGACCTCGCGCCAGACGCCGCGTGCCAGCCCAAGGCAGTCGCAGCCGACGCCCCGGAGGCTCGCCTGGTCATGATACGGCGTACCGAGCCACGACCGTGCGATGCCAATGACGCGGGTGGGATCGGCAGTGGCTCTCGTGCATCGCGATGCGATGCACTGCCGCCCGTCGTTTCCACTGGAAACGACGTTGGTCACAGCACGGACCCCTCGTGCCCACCGTCCTTGGTGGCATAACGCAGGATCGCGTCCTGGCCGGGGATATGCGGGAAGCCGCGGAAGTTGGCAGTGTTGGCAAACTTCGCACCGCAGGTTTCGATCCGCTTGTCGCAGCCTGCGCGGATGGTGAAGGCGTCGCCCTCAGCAATAGCGCGCACCGGCGCTTCGAGCAGGGTCAGGATCGCGATGCCGTCGGTCACTTCGTGGCCCAGAACTTCCGCGTGACGCCCCGCGTTCGCGCCACTCGTCCATTCGGCGGTGCCGAAGGTGAACCAGCCGGCCTCGAAGCCACCGAGACCGGAGGCGGTGAACGCCCGGTCGCGCAGCAGGTCGATCACAACACTGGTACCCTTGATGGCCGGGTCTTCCAGATCGACGCCGCACCGCGTATCGCCGAGCGCGGCATCGCAGGTCGCCTGGAACGTCCGCCCCACAGTCTGGCCAAGGACATGGGCGAGCGAGCGCACCTCCGCCACGAAGACCAGCCGCCCGCGCCGGATCTGCCCTATGGCGCCCCGTCGCATCAACACGCGCTGGCCGGTATCGACCCAGTTCACCCGCCAGACCTCGACCTCGGCGTTGTCCCAGCGGCCGTCGAGAATGTCAGTCTCGGTGATCCGGTCCGAGGTCAGCACGCCCTCCGCGTCTTGCGCATCGACCGACAGATCCGAGCCCGAGCGAACCTCGGACGCCGTCAGCCCGCTCTCGGGTTCGAAGTCCGTGCCATCGAAGCTGAGGGTCCGGTCATGGTCGGTGAAGCCGAACGTCACGCCATCGGCGCGGGCGATCCGCCAGCACCAGGCCAGCGTGGTCGTGCCCTCGTCGAGATGGGCCTGCAGCGCGGGTGAGAGGGATTTCATCGGCAGGTTCCCGTCATCCGGTCATCGAGATCGGCGATCCAGCTCGCCCATTCCGGGGGCACGGCGGCTACAGCAGAGGCAGGCGGCCGGGCCAGCCGCGCCTCGGCGTAGGACGCGCAGCCGGCGTCACCACCGCCCATCGTTGCGGCGGTGAGGCGGAACAGGCGGGGCTCCAGTGGAGCGCCGCCCCGCCGAACGGTCAGCAGGATCGCCAGTGCCGCGGCCATCACGAACCGCATCCCGCCCGCGCTCGACACGGCTGTTCTTGTCTTCGATCGCATCGCGTTTCGCCTCCCGTTTGCCTGCACGTTCCCCTTCCACTCGGCCCCAGACCCGGCCGAGGACGACGCCCCCGACCGTGCCCAGAGTTGCGACCAGCCAGATCAGGAGATCAGCCATCGTCCCGCTCCCCACTTGCAGCGGCGACGCAGAGGGCGGCGACGAAGACGCCGAGAAAGCCGCCCACGATCAGACCTGCGAGGAACTCAAGCATCGCCGCGGAACCCGCGCTCGATCCGGTCGCGCAGGCCGATCAGACCGAGACCGAGGAACATGAGACCCGCCGGCGAGGCATCGCCCGAGCCAGCAAGCAGCGCGACGAGGCGTGAGAGTTCCCCGAGTGGCCCGGTGGCGGGGAGCGCCAGGGAGGCAATGCCGGTGAACATGGCGAGCAGTCCCGCCCACCCGGTGAGCGAGTTAGGTCGAACGTAGCGCATGGGGATCAGGCCCTCCGGATCAGGGTGGAGAAGAAGGCGGCCAGCCGGGCGAGCCGGCCGGTCGGCGCGGTGGGTGAAGGAGCGAGGACCGGCGGCCGCGGTGTCGGAGGTCGCCGTAGCAGGGCCAGCGCCTCATCCTCGGTCAGGCGACGGATCGGCCGGGAAAAATCGACGCGGCCGGCACGATCCACGGACCAGACCGGGATCGTGCCGCCGGGATAGCGGCCATGGCGGAATAGATCGCGCTCGGCTTCCCGGCGGGGGATGATCGAGGCCGGTCGCCGCCAGTTCAGAAACGCGTCGGCTGCCGCAACGCGTTTGCCGGCGTTCAGATGGCGAGTCAGCGAGGCCTTGGCGATCCCGCCGGTGTTGTAGTGAAAGCTGACCAGCGCATCGAATTCGTGCGGCTCAAGCGGCACCTTCACGGCGCGCAGGACGGCGGCCTCATAGCGTGCGAGGTCTGCCCGAAAGACCCGAAACGCCTCCCGGATCCCGCCATCGAGATCGGCAGGCATACCACGCGGCATGGAGGCTGGATCAGGCCGACCGGCCGCAGCGGTGTGGCCGATACCGAAGGTCCAGACCTGTTTCACATCGAGATAGGGTCCGGGCACGATGCCTTCGTGCCGGACAAGGGCCAGAAGACCCCGGTCAGTCATTTGCATGGGATTACCTCAGTAGCGAGAGAACGAGGATGAGCGCGGCGACGGCAAGGCCGACGCGCATGCGGTGGGCAAAGGCCAGTCGCGGGTCGGTCGGGTCGCAGCGAAGAGCACGCGCCAAGCGAAGAAGCTCATTCATCGCTGTCGCCTCTTTTGGCTGCGCGAAGACGCGCCAAGATGACTTCGATGAAGGCTGGTCCGAAGACCCCGACAAGATAAGCAGCCGATCCTGCCGCCCCGCCTGCCGGGATCGCTTCGATTGGCAGGTTGAGCCACGAGGTCACGAGCGCCATGGACAGGCTCCCCATCCCGGCTGCGATCAGGCCGCCGAGAAGGATGTGCCGCAGCGCCTCGCGCAATCGCATTTTCGTGGTCAGCGCGTTGGTCGCGCCTCCTAGCGCGCCCCAAATAGCGAGAATCACGGCCGTGGAGGCGCCTAGTTCCCGAAGAACTGCGGCCAGTAATCCGGTCTCTTCATTCATCGCCGGATCTCCAGAAGCGGGATGGAGGCGATCGAGCCGAGCCGCTCGAGGTCGAGCGTCACGTCGAGCGCGTCGGTGTCGAAGCGGACTGGCACGTCGAATGCGAAGCCCGCGGTGATCGCGACGCCCTCGGCGGGCGCGGCGCTGAAGGTGACAACGCCGGTCGTGGTGTCGACGGACCAACCGCTCGGTTGTTCCGTGCCATCAAGGGCGACGCGAACCGTGTCCGCGACGGGTTTGGTGATCGTCCGCACCCAAGTCTGGCTGCCGGAGGCGTAGCGTTTCACCATCTGAAAGGCGGTCGTCGCGCCGTCGCCGGTACCGATCGCTTGGTCGGTCGGCGTTAGTGTGCCCGAAGGCAGACAGGACTTGTGATCCGCCCAGTCCTTGAAGCGAAAGCCGTGCAGCCGCCCGTTGCGCGCCTCGAAGAAGGCGACGACCGCCGCCAAATCGTCGGCGCGACGGATGCCGTAGGCGACGTCATAGCGGCGGCGCGAGTTGGACCAGCTGGCATTGCGTTCCTCGTCGCCCGAGGCGAGCTCGACGATCTGCGTGCGCCGCTCGGGCCCGCCCCGCGCGCCGCGACTGATGTTGTCAGGAAACCGGACCTCGTGGAAGGCCATCAAGTCTCTCCATGGTTCGTGCTCTGGTCCCCGCAACCGGTTCCCACTTGCGGGGTTGCACTCACATGCCCCTCCGCCCGAGTGACACAGCGCGGGCGATGTCTGCCGCAACCTGGGTGCGGGATTGGCGAAAGCTCTCGGCGTCACGCGCCATGATGGTGACGTTGACCCCGCCGCCCGCGCCGTAGCTCTGTGCCTCCCGCCGCGGCAGAACCCGCTCACCGCGTTGGAGGATGGCCGGGACCTCGTCATGGCGAAGTCCGGCCACGCCGCCCGAATGCATCCGGGGCGCGGCGGCGAAGGCAATGGCCGGGACCATCCGCGAGGGTCCGGCCGCGCCGACTATGCCACCCGCATGCAGGACGTTGGCGAAAATGCCGCCAGCACCGGAGAACACGCCGGAGAGCGCGTTGGCGATGGGTCCGAGGATGAACCGTCGCGCGGCCAGTTTGGCGAGGTCAGCTATCAGCGACGTCACGAGATCGCGGAAGTTCAGCTTGCCAGTCTTCACGAACTCGCCCACGGCGTTCTCAGCCGACTGGAAGGCGCCAACGAGGCTCTGGCCGATGTCGCCACCAATCTCTCGCGCCTTGCTGGCGTAGTCAGACAGCGCCGCCGTGACCGCCTGCCAGCCGGTCACCGCCGTCTCGACGTTGGGCCCGGCCGCAGCAGCCGCAGCACCGGCGGCCGCACCGGCATTGGTCGCCGCCTGTCCGGCACCATCAAGCGCGGTCTCGAACCGCTCCGCCGCGGTCGTGGCCTCAGTCAGCGCATCGGTGCCACCCTCGGCGCTGCCCTGCACCGCATCACGTAGGGCCTGCCAGCTTGCAAGTGGCGCCCGCGCACCTTCGGCCAAATCCCGCGCGGCACCGCGATACGTATTGGCTGTGGCCAGTGCAGTATTGGCCGCCTGGGTGAGCCCGAGATCGGGCGCGGTCAGCGGGTTGTCTTCGAAGGCCCGGTCGAACGCCATCTGCGCGGCGGTGGTAGCGGCCGTCGCGGCCCCCTCAAACCGGTTCTCGATCTGGCCCAGCTCAAGATCCGGGATAATCGAGATGCGTCGTTCGGAGCCAAGAGCTTCTAGCCCCTGATTGATCCCGCCGATGAACGTGTTGATCCGCGAGACCACCCCGTTCAGCATCGCTTCGACGCCGTCGATCAGGCTGTTGGCGGCCTGGAATGCCAGGTCGCCGATTGCGGCGGGCAGCAGACCCCAGATCGCCTTGATCGCTTCATAGGCACCCTCGAAGGTGTTCGCCGCCGTATTTCCGAAAGCCACGACGCTCTCGATAGCGCTCTGCATGCCCGAGGCGGCGTCGGCCTTCAGGTCGAAGAACATCGCTGTGGCGGCCGCGCCGGCCGCAGCGGTGCCCATCTTGATGCGATCCCAGACCTCGACGGCGACATCTTTCAGGAGCGACATGGCTTCGCCGAAGCCGCCCGCGCCGGAGACGAGGCGGGTGAACTGGTAGACGAGCTCGCCGGCGCCGACGATCAGCGCACCGATGCCGGTGCGGATCAGCGCCCCGCGCAGGACGACCAGCGCCGTGGCAAGGCCGCGCACGGACAGCGCCGCAGCGACCATGCCAGCGACCCAGCGTCCCGCGAGGAACGCCGCGAAGGTGGCGGCATAGGTCGTCAGGCGGCCGATGTTGTCGAAGAGGCCGCGGATCGCGATGCCGAGCGGCCCGGTGCGGCTTGCAATCGCCGCCATGGCGTTGGCGACGGCTTCCAGCGCCGGGGCCGCGGCGACCGCCAGCTGGTTCGATAGCCCACGCCAGATCAGACCGAGCCGGGAGATGGCGTCGTTCGTCCGCTCGATCTGGTCTGCGTCTTGCTCGGAGACGACAACACCGAAGGCGAGGACATCCTCCGTCGCCTGGCGCAGCGTCGCCGTGTCGATCCGGCTCATGGCGATGGAGCCTTCCTCGCCGAAGAGTTGGCCAGCAACGGCGGCGCGTTCGGCAGCGGGCACGAAGCTCTCGATGGCGGCATTGATCGCACCCACACGATGGTCCAGCGGCAGGGCAATCAAGTCACTCGCTGACAAACCCAGCCGATCCAACGCGTCGGCAGCGGGACCGGTCCCGGCGGCCGCCTGGCTGAGACGGCGCGTCAGATCCTTGGTCGCCTGCTCGATGCCGGACATGGAGACGCCCGCAAGTTCGCCCGCACGTTCCAACATCTGGATCGAGGCGACGGTGGTCCCCAGCGATTGCGCGAGCTTGGCCTGAGCATCGACCGTCTGGAGGCCGGAGCGGATCATGGCAACGCCAGCAGCCGTGGCAGCAGCGACCGCAGCTGCAGCCGCCACACGCACTCGGCGCGCGAAACCAGCGAGCCGGGCGTTGGCCGCTTCCATCTCCCGGTTCAGCCGTCCGAAGCTGCGCGACCCGGCTTCGCCGACACCTTCCAGTTCAGCGCGCACCTGCCGGCCGCCGACTGCGGTAAGTCGGACAGAAACGCGCTTCTCAACCATTCGAATGATCCGTCTGTTCGTTTAGTTTGGTGACCATCACCGCTTCGACGACGGGCAGCAGTTCGGCCATGGCGAGGGGTGGCACGCCGAGCGCGTCACCGAGCGCCAGCGCCGCCGACATGTCCCAACCGACCACCGCGCCCGGCAGCACACGGAGCTGGCCACCCAATCGACCGACCAGATCCCAGACCTGCCAACCCTCCGGCGTTTCCGGACGGTTCAGCCGCGCCGGGCAGTCCGGGCAGGCTTGCGGGCAGGCGTCGCAGTATCGCTCGCCCCCGCCGAAGGACCATTCGGCGAGAGCGCGGAGGCGTTTTTTTCCTGTTCCAGCAGCAGGCCCTTCGAGACGTAGGTCAGCTGGAAGGCCTCGAAGATCGGCCAGACGTCGAGCAGCGCGTCGATGGCCTCGGGGCTCGGGTCGATCGCGTTGCCGTCGGCCCCGCCGATGCCCTCCCAGGCGAGCACCGCCCGGCGCGCCAGCCCCTTGGCGAAGGCGACCGCGCGCTCCTCGTCGGATGCCTCCTCGGGCGCCGCCTCAACGGCCGGATCACTGCGCGTCGCCACCATCAGGGCGGTGGTCAGCGGGCGCAGCTGCACCCGGACGCCGGGCACGAGGTCGTGCCAGCGCGGTTCATTTGTCAGGTCGAGCGTCAGCATCAGTAGATCTCCACATCATTCACGAGAGTGGCGGTGCACATCCGGCCGACGACGCTGTCGCGGGCGGCCTGCCAGTCAAAGGTCGCTTGGACGCCCTGCGGCCCGGAAATCTCGATGCGCGGGCGCGGCAGGTAGACGGCGTGCACGGTGAAGGTGAAGCTCTCGCCCGAGGGCAGCGCGTAGCCAAACTCGAGCTCACAGGGATCGCCATTGATCGCCTGTGTCACCAGCGTGCTGTCGGCGAAGCGGACCTCGATGGAGCCCGTTAGCGCGGCGATGGACGGATCCGCGCCGTCGATGCGACCGTCCGAGCGGATTGTCTCGATCCGGTCAAGGTTGTTCGCATAGGTGATCTCGGCCGAGACCACGTTGCCGAGCGCGGTGCCGTTGCGCGTGATCGCCCCGTTGAAATGGCCGAACCGCTTCAGCTCCAGCGCGGCGGGTGTCCCTGTGCTCGTCGTCGTGCCCACCGTCTCGCCCTGCGCCACCAGCCGCGCGGTGGCAGTCAGCAGGCCCGAGCGCTGCATCTGCCAGGTGATCTGGTCGAGCACGCAGCCGGAATACATGGCGTAGCGCGGCACCTCCGGCATGCCGGTCTCGATGGAGAGGCTCGGCAACGTCCACGCCCCCGACTGGAACTCGTGTGTCCAGGGACCGGTGCCCGTCGTCGTCGGTGCCCCGAAGGCCGCCTTCAGCCAGAACCCCAAGGCCTCGGCGTCGAGCGGCACGACCACATCGCCGTCCACCGTCACCGCGTCCTTGATCGGCGCCAGCGGATCGCGGCCGTAGCCAAGAAGCTCCGAGTTCAGCAGCGGTTGCTCGGCGCCGAGCGAGGTGCTGGCGAAGGGCATCTTCGTGAAACCGCCCACGGGGGGCGTTCCATAGGTCGTCTCGAACGCAAGCGCCATTTGCGCCCGCGCCCCTTGGGCTCGTGCCATCGTGTTCTCCTTGGACTGTCGGGATCAGCCGAGCGGGTCGGCCGTGGAATAGTGCAGCACCACCGGGAGTGAGGCGGATCAGACGACAGTCCAGTGGACTGTCGACCTGCCGAACGCGGCCTTCAGGCTGGCCACGAGGTCACCCCAACGGATCGGCTGTCGAATAGTGCAAGATGACCGGGACCACCGCCGCCTTCAGACTGGCCGCGCCCTCAACCGGCAGATCGACCGGGCGTGGCGCTTCCGCCTCGACCCAGTCGCATTGGCCGCCCAGCGTCCGGTCCGCGGCGAGCGCCACTCCGATGCTGGCGGTCAGCGTGTCGAAGGCCGTGTCACGGTCGGTGCCCTGCACGACCGCTTCGATCTCGGCGCGGTGTTGATAGTGGTAGGCGAGCGGCGACAGCGTCACCTCGGGCTCCCCAGGCTCACCATCGCGCAGGATCAGCAAGCCGTCGGCCGGCACACGCTCGGGCAGCACGTCGCCGCGCAAAGCCGTGGCGGGCAACGCCGAGAGCCGCGCGTGCAGCGCGGCGAGGATGGTTTCGCGGAGTGTGGGCATTATGCGATTTGGGCTTTTTTGGGATGATCGAGGCGATCATCATGATGTTGTTTATCGTGGTGAACATGATCTTTCCGGTGAGGCCGATGCTGATCATCCCCATGATGATCATTGACATGTACGGCGTTATACCGTACATAAACCGGCGAAGGAGACCGATTATGTTTGCGATCGAAACCACCGCACCTACGCCGGGCAAGATGGAGGCGCGCAAAGAGTTGCGCATGCATCGTGCTGATGAAGAGCGTATCAAGGCTGCAGCTGCTGCCACTGGCCTGCAGGAAGCTGACTTTATTCGTCAGGCGGCCCTTCTGCGCGCGCATGAAGTGGAACAGCGCATGTCTCTCTCCATTTTGCCCATCGACGCGTTTGAAGCTTTCAAGGCTGCTGTAGAGGCACCGGGACAGGTTGTGCCCGGTCTGGCACGGGCCGCGGAAGTGTCGAAGGGCCTCCTGAAGGATGCCGACTGAGACCGCTGACAGAACGGGGGCGGAAACGCCCGCCCTCACAATCGCCAAGTTCGACAAGGCGCTGCATGACCGCAGCGCCTTCTCTTGTGGTTTTGGCCCCATCGACAACTTCCTGAAGTCGTCGCTCTCGGACCAGATCAAGACCGGAATGGTCGCCGCATGGATTGCCACAGCTGGCGACGATCCTGCCGTGTTGGGCTTTTACACTCTCGGCGCGATGGCCGTCCGAGCGGATCTTGGACCCAAGAAGTGGCAGCGCGCCGGTGTGCCCGACATCCCGGTCATCTACATCCGTGCGGTTGCCGTGCGCGAAGACATGCAAGGCAAAGGGCTCGGAACCGCCCTTGTTGTCGACGCCATGCGGCGCAGTTTGCAAATAACTGAGGAGATGGGAGCCGCAGCCATCGTCCTTGATGTGCTCAAGGACGATCACTTCAAACGCCGCTGGAGCTTCTACGAAGAACTCGGCTTCCAGCCGCTCGGCGACCCTGAAAACCCCGAGCGCGTCTTCATCCCAATGGCGAATGTGCGCGCAACGCTGGGCTGAAGAGCCAATCGGCATCAAGTCCGCACCTCCACCCAGTTCGCGACGATCAACCCCGGCACACGGTCGAGCGCGCGTTCGGCGTCCCGGTCGAGGTTCAACCGCTTCGGTAGCTTGACCTGCGGGATCAGCAGGAAGATCGGTGCAGTGACTTGGTTGCGGCCGGTCTTTGATCGCGATGCTACCGCCTGACCGCGTTTGTTTATCCGCGCACCGTCCGCCACCAGCAGGCTCGGACCCGTCCGGCGATAGACAAACCGGAGCCGCAGACCGCGCCGTCGTTCCCATTCGCCGGGTGTGATGCGCCGGCCGCGCAGGCCTCGACCTGCTGCTGCGGTCGGGATCGCGAGGTAAAACCCATCTTTCGGTCGGCATCGAGACCGCCGATCAGGTCGTCGAACGACGC